GCGGGGGAGTGTAGGGTGCTTGCGTTGTTGTCGGGGCTGGTTGAGTTGTTGTGGTCGTGGTTGTCGTTGTACTTTCAACTGATGTGGTTGTGCTTGTCTGAACTGGCTCGCTGGTTGTGGTCGTTGATGTGGGAAGGGTTGTCGTAGATGTTGAAGTTGTTGTGGTCGTTGAGGATGTGGTTGTTGAAGATGTTGTTGAAGTTGTCTGCGAAACTCCGTTAGTAGTGAACGCAGAGTCTGGGACTATCGCCCAGCCTTCATCATCAATCTTCCAGGCGAGCATCAGGCAGGATGCACCGCCGTTCTCATACATAAACAACTGAAGCGGCAAACTCCCAGCGTCAAGTTCTAGTTCGTCTGACATACTCCACGAACAATCTTGGTCATTCCAAACACCGAACGTGTTGTCGTCAATAGTTATCTCACCGCCGTCATCGTGTGCGAGCATGAACTCAATCGTGTCGTGTTCAGGGATGTCTATGTACCCTGTCATGTGAACCATAAACAGGTCGCCTGTGCAATCTTCGTACGGTTCACCGTCATAGGAACGGTTGATGTTGTTCTCTGTCTCAGTACCGCAGACAGGGTATTCGTCAGTTGATTGAACTGGCGGGATTACATCAATCGTATAATAGGTTGTTGCTAAACCCGCAACTGGTTCTGCGTTAGCATTTTGCGGTATAACCGCAAACAGGATTGCTGGTAGCGGTATAAGCCACCTAGTTAATGTCAGGCTGCGGTGCTTGAATTGTGCCATCGTCACCAAAATAACATTCGGCGTTTACCGCTTGAGCCAAAGCCAAAGCCTCGGTTTGTGTTTTTTCAACAAAATTCCATGTATCCAAACCTGTCAAATCAACATCATTCCATACATAACCCAAAACGGTGTCGCTATCCAACATCAAACCGCCTGACGCTTGACCATCACGGGAACGAATTAACGGTTCGGGTGTAGAGCCTTCGGGTTGGCTAATAGTCCATGTTGCATATTTCATTGTTGTAACTCCTTGGCTTTCGCCTGTTGTGCTTCAATCATTGGCTGTAAAACACCTATCTGGTCTAAGGCTTCTAAATGCGCCCAGTTAGCCGAACCTGACATTACTTGCAAATTGGCTTGACGACCAAGCCTCGCCTGCCAATAGTCGGGTTGTGATGCGTCTATTTGTTCACGAGTGAAGTGTGGCATCTGGTCATACATTTCAATCAGTGTGTCGTATTCTCGGCAAGCACCGATGGCAACAAGTCGTGTGCGTTCTAAACTTAGTTCTTTAATGTCGGCTTCTACTTGGCTGATGCGGTCGCCTTTTTCACGCAAATCTTCAATCTCGTATTCTGTTTTGCGTATTTGCATTGCAACTTCTTTAATTGTGTAATGCAATGCTTCTAGTTCTCGGCAAACTTGCACGAACCGCATTTCGGATGTGTCATGTTGTCCAATAACAAAATGTTCTAACTGGTATCGAGTGCGCGGCATCTGCACCTCGGTCAACGATAGTTGGATATCTTCACGCATCACAGAACTCCTGAATATGACATTGATGCACCAAATGCCTCATTCGGGCTAATTGTTGCGGACAAGGTACTTTTTGTGTCGGTTGCAAAATTTATTTTATCTATATCCGACTTGTAAACTGAACCTGTATATCCACCAACAAAATATCCTGCGACACCTGAATATGATGCTGAAAATTGATATCTAACCGCAGTTGTCAAAGTTGCTGCCAAAGTACTTTTAGCATCCGTAGAAAAAGCAATTTTGTCAATGTTTGAATAGTAAGTAGATGAGTTGTTGAATCCACCAGCAATGTATCCTGCTGTGCCACTATTTGATGCGGCAGATAGTTGTGTTGAAGCGTTTGTCAAAGTTGCAGCCAAAGTACTTTTGGCATCAGTAGAAAAAGTAATTTTATCAATACCCGAAAGCGGATTGGTAACATCGTCGCCACCAGCGAAATATCCTGCTGTGCCACTATTGGCAAAACCTGCTACATATCGTCTTGCGGTTGTCAAAGTTGCAGCCAATGTGGTTTTCGTATCACCAGGAAAAGCAATTTTGTCTATACCCGATAAAAAACCAGCGTCGCCACCGCCACCAAAATATCCTGCAGTACCAGAATTAGCCATACCACCAGTACCAAATCTGGCCGAAGTTAATGTGGCTCCCAAGGTTGATATTGCTTCTGTTAAAAAAGTCAATTTATTTATTCTGGACAAATTGGCTGATGAACCATCCAATCCACCACCTGAATATCCTGCAACATTACTGTTGGAAAATCCTGTATTTGTTGATGTGACTGTTGTGAGAACCGCACTCAAAGTGCTGACTGTTTCGTGTCCAAAATTAAGTTTTGAAATAGCATCAGTTGCGGCAGTAAAACCGCCAGCAAAATAACCTGAAAATTGTGCGGTTACATCGTTCGTTGGCATCCAATCCGAAGTATAAGTTGAAACCCTGACACGGGGCGCAAACGGTCGAGGCATTTATTTTCTAATCCATTCAAGTTCTTCTTCATTCCAATAATATCTTTTGCCATCATCAGATGAATCATATGGTTGTGGTGTTGGTGGCTGCCAATCAAAGTTCTCGTCTAAAGTCCACGAGCCGTAAGGTTGTGGTGCTACAAACACATCAGCGTCAGCATCATAAGTAAAACCAATACCTGCATATTGTTTGCGAATGTTGTTGTTGTAACTAGTGCGTTTGCAAGTTAGCCCTGAGTGCCAAGATTGGTTCTCATAGAACTGTTCCCAAGCCTCAGATGAACCACCCACTTCAACGCCGTTGTCAAGTTGCGTAACTGTTTCATGAACGCCAGTAATTACTTTGACCACAACATTGTTGCTATCTAGAAATGCGTAATGTGCCATATATATTCTTTTATCTTAAGCCCAACTAACATTACCGCTACCTGCGGTAATTGTTGTGATTTTAAATGAACCATCGGTCGCTGTGGAACCAGTAACACCAGAACCTAAAGTAATTGTGTATAAATCTGGATATCGCAAAATAACAACACCCGAACCACCAGTTCCATAACCGCTTGCAGCATAGTCTCCTGCACCTCCACCACCACCGCCAGTATTTGCTGTGCCATTTGTTGCTGGTGGTGATGCTGAATTACCGACACCACCACGACCTCCACCACCAGCGCCACCAGAGCCACCTGCATAACCAGTTTCTCCACCGCCGCCTCCACCGCCACCATAAGTCACGCTTGCACCAGTTATGGAAACAGCAACACCAGCACCGCCATCTCCGCCAACTGTGCCAACTGTGCCATTCGCACCAACAGCCCCAGCACCGCCACCACCGCCAGCACCGCCGCCTGTACCACTTGTTCCAGCACCGTTACCGCCAGCGAAACCTTGATTGGCTGTTCCAGCACCACCATTTGTAGCACTTTGCCCTTGACCGCCACCACCTGAACCACCTGATGCGCCAGCAGCACCCGCTATTGAACGACCACCACCAGTTGAAGTGATTGTGGAAAAAACAGAATTTGAACCATTAGCGTCAGTACCACCACCAGCACCAACAGTGACCGTGTAATTTGTGCTTATAGCAAGCAACAATGCTGATTCAAGTGTCCCACCACCACCTGTTGCAGTTACTGTACTCCGAACACCGCCAGCACCGCCACCACCAGTTGAATTAACACCACCACCTACTCCAGTTCCAGCACCACCAGCGACTACAAGATAATCAACTGTCAGTGGTAATACATATTCATCGCCTGTCGGCATCCAACCAGAGATGTATGTGCTAACCCGTGAACGGTTATCAAACCGCATAACTTACGCTATTTCGTTTACATACCCGTGAATGATAATAACATTTGCCGTAGCGGCAAATGCTTTAACAACAAGGGCGGTCGCATTACCTTGCAAAGGCAAACCAGGGACAACCAAAACAAGACCCGACTCAGCAGCAATGCTGAGTTCAATGTTGCCATCAGGTGCAGTAGCCTCGCCCCACTCAATCGTCAATTTGACAGCAGAAGCAGAACTGTTTACCGCATACAACCACACCTCATGGAAATGTGCTGTGTTAGTAGGACCAGTATGGATAGTTGTACCAGCCGTAGCAGTCTGAGCAACCTTGATGCCTTTGCCGTCAGATGAACCGCTAAGGTGGTTTTTTGTGAATGTTGCCATTTGTTATCTCCTAATAAGTGGTTAAATCGTTCCCTAGTTAAATATTGCGTTACATAAAACATTATCAGCATCAGCAAAATCAACCGTTGCACTAGCCGTAGCAGTATCAACATACGCCTGAGTAGCCAAAGTACCAGTTTCATTAGGGAAAGTAAGAGTACGGTCAGCAGTCGGGTCCACAACCGTCAAAAAGGTTTCAAAATCGTTATCGGTAGCACCCTCAAAACGAATCATATGTGTAGCAGGTAACTCAATACCATGAATCTTTGTTGGAACACCACCACCAGCATCCAAACCAATAACAGCAATAGCGGCAGCCAACTCTGCTGCCGTAATCTTTTTAGTTTCCGTAGCCGACACATCCACAATAGGGAACACATCTGTGCTAGCCGTGTTGGCGCCAGTCAGCGCCGTTAAAGCAGTTATCTTCTTATCAGCCATTGCCAGCCTCCATCAAAACGAATCCTTCATCCTCTAAGAGAAAATCGTTACCATCTTCAAGCTCAAGGTTGAACACAGCAAAGTCCGGGTCGTTCCAGTACGAGTTAGCCAAGTCACCGCGAGTGGTGCCAACGGCACCAGTAGCGGCATAAAACTCGTAGCCGAGCGTGTCACGAAAGTTGTAGCCGTTGTCTTGAGCAAAGGCGTACATCATGTCGCCCAGCGTAGACAGCGTTGGGTATTGCGCTTTTAGCGCAACATACATTGCATCATTGGTTGTAGTCATTACACCACCTTGAAGTTACGTCGCGACTTCTCATGGGCAGCAATTTGCCCAATAAGTTCATCGAGCTCAGAGTCGGACAACTCCGTTGCCTTCTTATTAGATTGAACCGTTACCGTAGGTGGCAACATACGGTTAGTGGCCTGTAGGTAGAGTTGGGCTGACTTGGTGTCACCCTCTAGGGCTTTGTTGTAAAGTGTGTCCAGAAGCTTTTGTGTGCGTTCTGGTGAACCCTGAATGTCGTCCACACGCTTTTTCCACTCGTTGAGGAAAACTTCTTTTTTCTGCCAACGCCGTAGCGTTGTTTCATCTACGCCGTACTCAATGGCGTACTTGGCTTTGGAGGCTGGCACTCGCTCTGACGGAGCGGTGCACAACCAATCTAAATAATTTTGTTGTGCGACCGTCAAGGTCATTTCTTCGGAGTTTGCCATCAATGTGTACGCACTTCGTTACGCATGTAACGCTTGGGGGGGACTATAGGGGGGGAAACGGAAAAACCCGGTTTCCCCAACTAGCTGTTAATCGCAACGCCCTAAGCGTTGCGATTAAGGCGTACACAAGTCAAGGTTTAAGGAGCACTATGCCATACAACTACCGTCAACTTGATAGCCACGCTTCGGCAACGCCGAAGTCGGGGACAAGCACATCAACTTACCCACCGAAGGTTAAAGGCAAAAGCTCTAAGGTTAAGAACCCAAAGGCAATGGTTAAGAATTACAAGTAATGGCTGCTAAAAAACCTAAGTCAAAAGACGGTCTTCAGCCAAGCAAGGATGAATTTGCAAACTCCAAAGCTGAAAAAGCGCGTTTGTTAAAAATAAAAAATCGTTACAACTGGGTCAAAAACGATAGAGCCGCTCCTACTCGAACAAGCCACCCATTCAGCACTGGTCAAACTAGAGCTAAGTACACAAAAAATGTAAAAAGCCCTAGTCGTGCACAACCAAAAGGAACCCAACCAAAAGGAATGGCAGCACCACCACGCACAGGACCAAGCTCTGGTGGTGGAGCACAAAGCTCAAGATACGGTCGCCTAACAGGTGGCGGTTTAAACAAACACGGTAGATAATGGCTAAGACTGCCGCATGGCAACGCAAAGAAGGCAAGGACCCAAAGGGTGGGCTAAACCGCAAAGGTATAGCTTCTTATCGTGCCCAGAACCCTGGTTCAAAATTGTCAATGGCAGTCACAACAAAGCCAAGCAAATTAAAGCCAGGCTCGAAAGCTGCCAAGCGGCGCAAATCGTTTTGCGCACGAATGAGTGGCATGCCAGGCCCAATGAAAAAACCAAACGGCAAGCCAACCCGTAAAGCGTTGGCACTAAAGAAATGGAACTGCTAATGAAATACGGCAATTATCAACCACCAAAACCACCCAAAAAACCTAAAAAGAATCCTTTTGGTCCGACAGTACAGGAACAAGATGAGATAAGAAAACGCAGAAACATGGATGCGTTGAGAAACAACCCTAGAACCGCATTTGGTTACAAACCGCCTAAAAAGAAATCTCCAAAAGTTTTAACAACCAAAAAACCAAAAGCAAGATAGTGGCAGCCAAAAAAACCAAATCAAAAGTAAACCAAGCTGGCAACTACACAAAGCCAGGTATGCGCAAGTCTTTGTTTAAAAAGATTAAGGCAGGCACAAAGGGTGGCGACCCTGGTGAATGGTCAGCTCGAAAAGCACAACTTCTCGCATCACAATATAAAAAAGCTGGCGGCGGATACAAAAACTAATGGCGTTAGCTAAATCGCAACAATCGCTAAAAAGTTGGACAGGACAGAAATGGCGAACATCAGATGGCAAACCATCAAAGGGACGCAAGCGTTATTTACCTGACGCCGCATGGAATGCGCTAACCCCAGCAGAAAAACGTGCCACCAACACAGCCAAAGCCAAAGGCAACAAAGCTGGTAAACAGTTTGTTGCCCAACCAAAAAAGATTGCCAAAAAAACTAGGAACTACCGTTAATGGCCGGCAAGAAACCAGCCAAGCGTAGCACCAGCACACCCGTAGCACCCAAGGAGGACTACGGCAAGCCGACACTCTATGTTGGCTTAACCCCAGACTCGAACCACGTATGCCCAGAATGTGGCAAAAAAACCAAAAGAGCCATTATTCGCGAATACAAAGGTATTCTTTTGTGCAGCAAAAATTGTGTTGCCCAAGTTAAGCGCAAGGAAATAAAAACCGAAACGGTGTAATTTTTTAATAAGGTACCCTTTTGGGCTGATAGGTACCCTCTGTTTGTAAAAAATAAGTCAGATGGCTACGGGCTGATGCCATCCATTTGCTAAACCCGTGGCGG